ATCGAACGGCTGAACCAATACCGACATCTGGTGAGGGAGATAAAGCATCTTGATATCCAACTAAAAAATTTCAGTAAGCCCTCACTACGGGATTCGGTGATGTCCAGCGATGGCCCCGGCTATTCCCTGCATGAGATTTCGATTTATGGTGAGTCGGGCGGAAAACAAATACTTAAACAGCAATATGAGTGCCGGAAGAAGAAGGCCGAAAAAGAGCGGGATATCATCGAATCATACATAGACAAGATTGGCGATAGCTACATTCGGCAGATCGTCACCCTGCGTTACGTGGAAGGTCTCAACTGGCAGTATGTCGCTGACCGCGTTGGCGGCTCAGAGGACAGCGTTAGAAAGGCATGCAAGCGTTTTGTAGCGCGGGTTTAGAAAATTGTCCGATATGTCCGTTTTTTCTTTGCTATACTGTATATATGGAAGTGCACAATGCAGCTTTCCACTTGCATACCAATCGGCACCCCGTCGCGGCTCCAACGGCTGCGGCGGGGTGTCATTATACAAAGACAAATTCTCCAAATATCAGTCCCCGATAATTTTCACAAGGACGCGCTTGTCTCTTTTGCCATCGAATTCAAAATAGAAAATTTGCTCCCAAGTGCCAAAATCCAGTCGACCCTCGGTGACGGCTACGACTGTTTCCCTTCCCATGATGGTTCGCTTCAGGTGGGCATCGGCATTATCTTCGAATCCATTATGGAGATAACGGGAGTAGGGTTTTTCCGGCGCGATCTCTTCCAGCCAGACCTCAAAATCATGGTGTAGTCCGCCCTCATCGTCGTTTATAAAGACACTAGCTGTTATATTCATGGCATTCACCAAAACAAGTCCTTCACGGATCCCGGAGTCTTGAAGCGCCTGATTTACTTGTGGCGTAATATTAACAAGTCCTCGTCTGGTCGGCAGATTGAAATGCAATTCCTTGCGGTAGGATTTCATATGATTCTTCCTCTCGTTTTTTAATCGGTGACGTCGTTGGAGAAAAGCCGGAGGTTAGTCAGGCTCCCCCAAATACTGCTGTATGCTGCGATGTAGCTATGTTATTCATCTTTTCTATTTTTATTATGTCATAATTAATTGAGTATGACAACGCTTTTTATCGGAAAATCTTACTGAAACATAAGGTTTATGCGCTTATTTGTTGCCTACAGCAATGCCGTTTGTTGTCTGGTAAATTGGGAGAAAGGGCGGGTGCCACAATGCTTTCTTTGCCATACTGTATACATGGAAGTTCACAATGCAATTTTCCTCTCCATCCCCATACATACCTCGTTGTGGCTCCAACGGCTATGGTGGGGTATGATTTTTGCCGGAAACGAGGTGAGCGTTATGAAGTGCAAAAACTGCAAGTGGGCCTATAAACTCCCGTCAGGCAATATATTCTGTAAATTTGGCGGGTGCGTAAAAGAGCAGGTAGCGCCGCCTCGCGTGAAGGTGGGGCATTATTATTTTAATCTGAGAGGTGATCGGCATGGCAAAAATGCCTGAGCGCGGCAGTGTCACAATGCAGGTGCAGGCCATTGAACAGAAAAAGGCAGAGATCCGGGAACTCAGAGAGGATGGCAAGAATGTTGTGCAGCGGACGGTTAACGACTTCAAGAGCCGCGGCCCAGGGTGGGTGGCCTCGGCCGTGACCGGCGCTTACAATATTAAGAAAAAGGAAGTCGTCGGAGCCAAGACTGGAGCCAAGCCCATCGGCAAAATTGCGGTGGGGGATGGCAGTGATATTGACAGTGCTACCATTGTCTTTGAGGGCAGGCCTCTCACTCCGACACACTTCGGCATGAAGCCCAAAAACCGGCCAAGGCCCACCCGGGACGACACAGGAAAGGTTATAAAGAAGGCCCGCAAGTATACCGTTACGCAGCAGGTATTCAAGGGCCAAGCCAAGGCCATCGGCTCCAAGGTATTCCTAGGTAGCAACAAAGGCAGCGGCGAGGTTACGGAGATCCCATTTCAGCGGGAGGGCTCCGGCCGGACGCCGATCAAGTCGGTAAAGACCACCAGCATCCCGCAAATGATAACGAGCGAGCGCGTGGCCCCGGTTATACAGGAGAACATCACCGCCGGGCTGGAGAAGCGGCTGGAGCACCACATCCAGCGGGCGCAGAACCGACAGAGCGGGGATTAATTCCAGAGTCGTTACTAGCCCAACGCCGCCAAGCGAGGGCGGGTAGGTACTTCCAACTTACTGTTTTCTCCTGCGGAGCTGGCGAGCCCAAAAAGCGCAAACTTTATAAAATTTAATTTTGACCCGTTTCGTTTCGTTTGCTTGTCCGGAAAGGAGGGGGACGCCATGCCGGCAGCTAATAGCGGGAATTATGTAGACAGCGACACCATCGCCAAGCTATTTGACGTGACGGCTCGGCGGGTGCAGCAGCTCGCACAGCAGAAGATTATCACTGCCCGCAAGGTAAAGGGCGTCTACGAGTACAACGTGTTGGAAGTCGTCCGGCAATATATCAGGTATTTGTCCGATAAGGTCAACAACCGGGACACCGAGCGCAGCAAGGGACTGGAGCAGGAACGCCTCGAAGCTGAGATACGGCTCAAGAAAACCAAGGCCCGGATGCAGGAACTCTACCTTGCAGAACTTGAGGGCTCTATGCACCGGAGTGAGGACGTGGAGGCCATGACGGCCGACCTCGCCAATGTGATCCGCTCCATGCTTATGGCCCTGCCGGGCCGACTTGCCGTTGACCTTGCGGAAATCAAGAATCCGGCCGAGGTCTCCGAACGGGTGAAGCGTGAGGCGTTCGCCATTCTAGGGGAGCTCGCCCACTACAAATATGATCCCAATGAGTACAGGCGGCGGGTGAGGGATCGGGCCGGCTGGCGTGAGCTAGAGGACAATGGCCCGGAGGACTAAAGCGCAGGAAAGGCAGGACGCGGAACGCCTCACCGCGGCGATTGCCCCCTCGCTCCGCATCTTCCAACCTCCGAAGGATCAGACCGTTTCGGATTGGGCCGAGGATAACCGACACCTCTCGCCGGAAACTTCGGCAGAGCCGGGCCCGTGGAGAACGTCCCGGACGCCTTACCTCAAGGAGCCGATGGACGCCGTCACGGATCCGAAAGTTCGCAAAATTGTTATGGCCGCCGGCTCCCAGTGCGGTAAGTCCGAGCTGGAGCTCAACACCATCGGCCGCATTATCGACCAAGACCCGGGATCCGTCCTGTATATTCATCCATCCATTGTGGATGCCCGAAAGTTTTCCAGGCTTCGCGTCGGCCCCATGATCCGGGACTCCAAGGCAATCAAGGCCAAGGTCACGGACATACGGTCAAAGGATAGCGGGAACACTATCCTGCAGAAGTCTTTTCCGGGCGGTATGCTTACCATGACCGGCTCCAGCGGAGCCGCTGCCCTGTCCTCCACCCCAAGCCGATACGCAATCGGCGACGAGATCGATCGGTGGGCCGACGATGCAGACGGCGAAGGCGACCCCATGGAGTTGGTCGAAGCCCGGCAAATTACTTTTTATAACTGGCTTTCCATGCTGGTTTCATCTCCTACCATTAAGGGCCATAGCAAGATTGAGGATGCTTTTTACACTGGCACTCAGGAGAGGTGGAGTCACCAATGCCCTGAGTGCGGGGCGTTCCACCACCTCGAATTTAACGATATTAAATTCGAGCATGAGGTGGTTAAGCGGAAGGGTCGGCAGTATTTCAAGATAACCAACATCGGGTGGGCCTGCCCGTCGTGCGGCGCATTCTCCAGCGAGTCCGCTATAAAGAAGCAACCGGCCAAGTGGATTGCCCACAACCCTGATGCCTACAACGAGGGGATCCGCTCGTTCTGGCTCTCCGGCCTGTACTCCCCGTGGCTCACATGGGAGCGTATCATTCGCAAGTTTCTGGAGGCCGGCAACAACCCCCTCAAGCTCCAGCCGGTTTTTAATACCATGCTCGGCGAGCTATGGGAGGATCGCGGCGAAATGGCCGACGAGGATACTCTGATGGCCCGCCGGGAGGAATACGCCGCAGAATTGCCCGACGGCGTGCTCGTCCTGACGTGCGGTGTCGATACCCAGGACGATCGCTTGGAGTACGAGGTTGTGGGTCATGGTCATTACGGCGAAAAGTGGGGCATCAAAAAGGGCTTTATTGCCGGCAGGCCCGACACACCGGAGGTATGGGAACGGCTGGACGACGTGGTCGACCATGTTTACCGCTTCAAGCCGGCGGCAGGAGCTGCCCAGGGCGTTGGCCTGACTATATCTGTCACCTTTGTGGACTCTGGCGGCCATTACACGCAGGACGTGTATAAAGCCTGCCGGGCCCGGGTGCATAAAAAGGTATTTGCAATCAAGGGCAAGGGCGGCGACGGGATCCCATATGTGGCCCCTGCCTCTCAGGTCAAGATTGTAGACAATGGAGCAGTCGTCGGCAAGTGCTGGCTGTATACTCTCGGCGTGGATGCGGGCAAAGCGGACATTATGAACGCAGTGAGGGTGCAGGAGAAGGGGGCTCGGTATTACCATTTCCCTCGTGACATCGAGGAAATGGTTCGCGGTTACGACTATAACTATTTTAGCGGGCTGCTCTCCGAGAAGCTAACCATCACACGTACGCGGCGCGGCGACCAATGGCAGTGGGTAAAGCTCCCAGGCCACAACCGAAACGAGGCCCTCGACTGCCGCAACTATGCAAACGCCGGTTTTAAAATGATGGATCCTGATCTCGATGCTGTCGAGCGCCGACTCCGGGGAACCTCCGTACCAGTGCCGGCGCCTTCACAGGCGCAGCAGCATACCCCTCCGGCAAATAAAAAGCGACGCCGGGATCTGGACGACATGTACGACGATTTTTAAGCATGGAGGCGGTAACAATGCGGAACAGAACAGAAATAGCCAGTCGGCTGGAGGTAAAGCGCCGCCGGCTAGAGCTCTACTATCAGCGCGAGACTGAAATGCTGGATGGCGGCGTCCAGAGCTACGGCATCGGATCCCGAAACATGGCCCGGTACAACACCGATCTGAGCGCCATCCGGGCAGCTATCAAGGAATTGGAGGCCGAGATCGCCGCCCTAGAGGGCGAGATGGAGGGACGGGCGCCCCGCTTTATGCAAGGAGTGATCCCTCGGGATTGGTAGAACGTTTTATTATCATATCAACGCCTTTGTAATGATATCCACAGTGCAACGCAGCAATATCTTTACAGTTTCCAATCTCAATGGGTTTTTTAAGTTGTTCCAAAATGGTTGGGTTATTCGTATTGATAATAATTCTAAATTCACTTTGCTTTATAAATTTTTCATCTTTGACCAGCAATTCTCTGGGAGTACGACAATGGGGCATCCAAAAGTCAGTATTTAGGTCATCGTAACTAATCCCACCCATAATTATTTCATGAGCAGTAACGCCCATAGAAAGGAGTTTAGTAACGATGCGATCTTTAAATTCATCCATTTTTTGAATCCATACAACGGTTGCCCGCCTCTTTTTGGGTAATTTTTTTTCATCTTTAATACTTATATTATCTTGGAAATCCCTGAAATAAGAGCCGTCTATATGTAATTCTCGCGCATCCCCCTTTTCGTCTTGCCAAATGAAATCAGACATCTTAGCTGCATATAGACACAAGCAGGGCAAATCTAAGGTATAGCCCCTCCTATAATAAACAAGCTTATTTTGAGGGGAAAAATAGGGTTCAATATCGTCATACATAGTGGCATAGTATCTAATATCGCTGATGTTATTATATTGAGCTGCTGCAAAAACACCCTCTAGCAGATCTCCTCGGCCTTCCTGCATTTTGTCTTTTGCGTACTTTATCCAACTTCTAGGAGTATTAAATTTGATAGAACCTTTTTTTATTAGAGAAATTCCATGTTCGAGCGTAGTACATCGAAAATAAGATATTGCGCTTTCGGTAATAGTTTTCAAAAATTCTTCTCCTTTAGCCCATTTTTATTTATTATATCATTTTTTATGGAGCCGGTGAAGTTTTCGCTCCCTTACTCCCCGGCCTCCGCTATTTTTATGCAAGGAGGTGAGCACCATCCACTACGATCAACGCATTCGGCTCTATGTCCCCGACACCGTGCGGCCGCTAAATAAAGGCTACGGGGAGGCTGGCGCAAGTAAGAAAAAGCGGGCACTCAAGGGCTTCACCTCGCAAAGCGGATCCCCCCGCGAGGACATAGACCTGCACAACGCGACCATGCGACAGCGCGGTCGCATGATGTATATGGGCGCACCAATCGCAACCAGCGCCATAAATACCAACCGCACCAACGTCATCGGGCTCGGCCTCGTGCTCCAAAGCCAGATCGACCGCGAGGTGCTCGGCATGACGCAGGATGCAGCAGAAGCGTGGCAGAAAAAGACGGAGCGCGAATTTGCCCTATGGGCCGAAAACAAGAACGCGTGCGACGCCACCGGTGTCAACGACTTTTACGCTATGCAGCAGGTGGCCCTCATTTCATGGCTTGCCAGCGGCGACGTGCTCGGTGTATTCAAGCAGTACGATCCCACCTTTATGGAGCCGTACAGCTTGCGCTTGCACCTGATCGAAGTCGACCGGGTGGCGACACCCTCCACCGGCGGCTATATTGGCTTGAGCACCACAACCGGCAGGGCTAAGAATGGTAACCGGATCTTTGACGGCGTGGAGGTGGACGAGAATGGCCGGATCGTGGCGTACCATATCCGCAACGCCCATTCTTTTGAAATTACCGGTGGCATGCCCGCATGGGCGCGGGTGGAGGCTTACGGGGAATTGACCGGACTGCCGAACATGATCCACATTATGAACACCGAGCGGCCCGAGCAGTACCGCGGCGTCTCCTATCTGGCCCAAGTCATTGAGCCGCTGCTGCAACTCCGCAGGTACACCGAGAGCGAGCTTATGGCGGCCGTGGTCGAAAGCTTTTTTACTGCTTTCATCAAGACTGAGACAGACAAGGGTGAAGGCAAAAACCCTTTTAATGAGACTGGCCAAGCGCACTCTCCAATGCTTCCCGCTTATATGCGGGATCCGAATGACTTTAGTATGGGGCCCGGCCAGACCGTTATTTTAGGTACGAATGAAACAGTCGAGTTTGGAGACCCAAAACGACCGGCAAACGGTTTTCCCACCTTTACCCGGGCGATTAGCGAGCAGATCGGCGCTGCCCTGGAGCTACCGGCTGACCTGCTGCTAAAGTCGTTTAACTCTAGTTATTCGGCCTCGCGTGCGGCGCTGTTGGAGGCGTGGAAAGCCTTCAAAATGCGCCGTGAGTGGTTTGTCGGTGATTTTTGCCGACCGGTGTATTCCGTCTGGATGGCCGAGGCCGTGGCCCGTGGGCGCATACAGGCCCCGGGCTTTTTCACGTCGCCGGAGCTCCGTGCCGCATACCTCGGCAGCGAGTGGATCGGGCCATCGCAGGGCCAGCTCGACCCTGTCAAGGAGATTACCGCCGAGCTCCTCGCCTGCTCCGTGGGCTTTTCCACTTACAGCCAGTCCACCACCAAGCTCAACGGCAGTCAGTGGGCGGCGAATATTGAGCAGCTCAGGAGCGAAAATGAGAAGCTCGCCGCCGTCGCCGGCAGCGAAGGGACAGGAGCGGATCCCAAACTGGCCGCGGCGCTCTCTCAAATGCTAGTCAAATATTTAACGGAAGGTGATGACAATGATTATCAGCGACGAGATCCTCATTCGTAAGCACGCGAGCATGGGAAAAACGGAGCAGATCCCGGAATTTTTCCGGCGGCTGACCATAGGGCCGCCCCCTCCTCTGGCCACCCCTGCATATTTTCCGCAAATCCTGATCGGGCCGCCGGCTCCCATGGCGACGCCAGCCGTTCCGGTGTGGGCGTGGAATATGGCCGAGACCGGCGACGACGAGGCCGAGATCGTCCTTTATGGAGAGATCCGATCGGAGCAGCCTATCGACTGGTGGACGGGTGAGCCCATGCCGGGTAACTACATAACCCCGGAGGGCTTTCTGGAGGATCTGGAGCCTATCAAGAGCAAAGGCAGGATCACGGTGCGGATCAACAGCCCTGGCGGTGATATGTATACCGCCATAGCGATCCACAACGCCCTCAAGGGGTTGTCCGGCCACGTCACCACCATAGACGAGAGCCTCGCGGCCAGCGGAGGCAGCGTCATTTTATGCGCCGGCGACACCACCAAGGCATACCCCGGCAGTATAGTCATGATCCACGGGGTCAGCGGACTCCTATACAATTATTACAACATCCCAGATCTCAAGAAGATTATAAAAGGCTTTGAGGCCGGGGAGCGTGCGCTGGCCGAGATTTACAACGCCAAAACCGGCATTGATCTTGATAAGCTCCACGGCATGATGACCGCGGAAAAGTGGATGACCGGCAAGGAGGCCCACGAACTGGGCTTTATTGACGAGCTGATCGAGGGCTCGGATCCTCAAATCAGTGTCAGTGCCGACCGGAAAGTTATGTTCATAAACGGCACACAGCACAGCCTCGAAGGTTTCACCAACGTGCCCGTATGGCTCCCTGTGGCAAAAAACAATCTCCAATCCGCAGCGGCTCCGCGCCCTACGGCTGGAATAAATCCCCAAATTGTTAAAGAAGGAGGCAAACAGACCATGACCCTTGAGGAACTCAAAACAAAGCACCCCGATCTCTACAGCCAGATCGTGACGGAGACGCAGGCCAGCGCCACCAGCGCCGCCTCGGCCACGGCTTCCGCCGAAAGCGCGGAGCTGCTGAAAAGCGAGCGCAAGCGGATCGAGGCAATCGACAGTATTGCCGCCATTGTCGGCGATCCTGATCTGGTAAAGGAGGCCAAGTACGGCGAGACCCCTCTGACCGCTGAGGAACTGGCGCTTAAAGCCATGCAGAAACAAGCAAGTCTCGGCGTGCAGCACCTCGCCGATGCGGCCGAGGACTTTCAGAAATCCGGCGCTGCCGACGTGGGGGCCGTTCCCAACGGCGGCAAGGATGACCCCAAAGAAGCCGACGTCGCTGAGGCGCAGGCCCTCGCCAACAGCTACATGCAGATCAAGACTGGAGGTACTGTGAAATGAGTAAGCAGCTCAAAGAGAGGATCGGCACACAGGAATATGAAAACCTGTTCGCCGGTACCACCCCGCCCGCCGATGTGTTTTCGGTCAAAGTCCGGGCAGGACAGGGAACCCTTATTCGCGGCACCGCCCTCGCGCTTGTTTCCGGCGGCGACAAGTCCGGGGAGATGGTCGTGCTCGGAACGGCCGCCGGCACCAGCGAGACCCTGACGGCAAACTGCGTCCTCGCCGAGTCGGTAGACACCGGAAACAGCGCCGGCAGCGCCGTCCACGGACTCGGCTACCGCACCGGGCACTTTATCGGGAACCGGCTGACCGTTAAGGACAGCTATACCATCACGCAGAACGACAAGGAGGCGCTCCGCAAGGGCGGGATCCTCCTCAGCGACGCCCTGTAACATAACCATGCCGGATAACGGCTATCAAGAAGGAGGCAACAAAGACTATGGCTCTGGATATTTACAGCACCTATTACCTGCTTATGGTAATTAAGAACGTACCGAAGCTCCGCACGTTCCTCCGGGATCGCTATTTCCCGACCAACGACGCGACCGACATTTTCAAAACCATGTATGTGCTCATTGAGTACAAGGACGGCGGCAAGAAGCTGGCCCCCTTTGTAGCTCCGCGCAAGGGCGGTGTGCCTATTCTCCGGCAGGGCTCCTATATTGACAGATTTGAGCCCCCGAACATTGCGCCGAAGCGCGGCATCACCCTCGACGACGTGGAAAGCCGCGGCTTCGGCGAGGCGCTGCTCTCCAATATGGATCCCGACCAGCGCGAGGCCATCCTGATTGTGCAGGATCTCGATGAACTGGGCGACATGATTAGCCGCCGCGAGGAGGCCATGGCCGCCGAGACCATACTCAACAATGGGTGTGTCATGTTCCACATTGCCGACGACCGGCAGGTCGGCGACGAAATTGAGATCTTTTTTTACGAAAAGGATAAGGGTGAGCAGAACCCGGCGTTCTATACCCCCGCGATTGACTGGGACAACCCGGACGCGCCGATCATTGACGACCTCGACGATATGGCCCGTTTTCTCACTTCCCGCGGTCTGCCGGCGTCTGAATTTGTATGCGCCCCCGACGTGGGAAAGGACATCCTCAACAACAACAAGATCCAGAAGCTCCTCGACCTCAAAAACTACGAGATCGGAGGCGTAAAGCCGGAGGAGTTGCCCGAGGGAGCGGTCAGACTGGCCCGGCTCAACATTTACGGCCGCTTGATCGACATTATCGCCTATGAGGAGACCTACGAGGCCGACGACGGCACCGTCAAGCAATATATACCCGCTGGCCACGGCTTCATGACCGCCCCCAAATGCGGCCGTACTGCCTACGGTGCAGTCCGGCAAATGGAGGAGGACAAAAAGTACCATGTTCACGCCGCGCGACGGGTGCCGAAGTACCACACCGATACCGACAAGGACACCCGCGACCTGACGCTCAAGGCCAAGCCGCTGCTGCTCCCTAACAACAAGTGGCCGTGGATCGCGGCTCAGGTAAAATAATAACAACCGGACAGAAAGGAGCTTTTCCCCATGATTAAAATTATCAAAGGTAAATACGGACACTATATCCCAAACAACGCCGACGACCTGAGCAAAGGTGGTCGGCTGGTGCCGGTCACTCCCGACAGCGCCCCCCTCAGCCTCTCCCCAGAGCAGGAGAAAAGGCTGGTCGAGCGTGGCGTCGCTAAGTATGTGGACGCTGCCGAACCGGCCGGGGCTGGCACTCAGCAGGATCCGCCCGCCTCCCCCGATACCAATCCCCTCGCCTACAATGAGGAGATGAAGCTGGAGGCGCTCAAGGCTGTGGCCATTAACGGCTACAAATGCGACGCCGATGCGATCAACAAAATGCGGACGAAAACGGAGGTTATTGCTGTCATTGACCAGGCCAAGGCTGGCGGCAAACACTCCGGCACACCCGCCGGAGAACAGCCCAACCTCACGCCCTCAGGGCCGGTACAGTGAGCCGGTTTAAGGACATGGTAGCCGCCGACCTGGGTAAGTTTATAGACCCCGATATATTTGGCGAGTCTCACCGCATTGAGGGCGCGGAGGTCATGATCGTGCCGGACGACGACGCGCTCAAGGAAAAGCAAGCCAATCTTGTGCTATCCGAGTCTACGCTCCTATTTTACGCCAAGGCCGCGGATCTGCCGCCAAGGAAAAACACCGACAGTCTGCTTAACTTTGATGGCCGTGAGTATATCGTGGACGACTGGAGCGAGGATGCCGGCATGGCTACTATTGCCATGCACCAGAACCGTAGCGGATAAGGAGGGCTGGCGATGGCTATTGTTCAAACGATACACACAGTCCGGGACTGGATGGAGGCGAACATTTGCAGTAAGGTCACGCTCAAGCTTCCCAGTGACGAGGAAACGGCCGAAACCTACCCCTACAAGCTGGTACATCCGGCCGCTTTTCCCCTGTACTTTCCCGGCAAGGATTTACTGCCGCCGACAGTGCCGGCCCCGATCCCCTCGGTATGCGTGGAGTTTCTGGAGGGGGCCGACGACCTGATCGCAAGCAAGGGGCTCCTGCAGCTCCGCCTCAGCTTTGCGTCGTGGAACCCCGGGCTCCATGGCCCCGACATGGTCGCGGCAAAAGAGATCGCCGTTCGCGTTGTGGAGCCGGGGGCCGAGAATATCGGGCAGACAATCCGGGCGTTTAACGAGGCGGCCGGTACGTATGTCCGCAACGCCGACGGCTGGCAGGACGTTTGGAATTTCGTGGATCTGGCCCTCCGGGAGCTGGAGACCGCGGAGTATATAAACGGCTTGCGAATATGCAAGGAGGAGCCTATTCGCTTTGGGCCCTTCTCAGCAGATGAGGCCGTCATCGACTTTTACCCCTACTGGTGGGCGTGGATCTCGTTCTATCTGGAATACGGGATCAACCGCTCCAAACCGAAATACGATAACATGCTTTAGGGCAGCCTTACCGGCTGCTTTATCTTATTTTGTGAGGTGAAACACATGGCCAACGAATACCTATACGGTGCGTTTGGACACATTGGCGAGACAGTGGCCCAAACCGCCGTACAGGCTGGGACTGTACCCGTGTATGTGGGTACGGCCCCGGTCAACCTTGTGCGGGAGTACAGGGACAAGGATCTGGTCAACGCGCCGGTGCAACTCTACAACCTTCCGGACGCGCAGAAAAAAATGGGTTATACCGCCCACGGGAGATGGCCGGCCTTCACACTTTGCGAGGCATTCGCCGCCCATTTTGACAATACAGTCGGGAATATCGGCCCAATCTATGTGTTTAACGTGCTGGATCCCGATATACACCGCAAGGCCGTGGCGACGACCAAAAGCCTGGCCTTCCAGAACGGCCGCGCCGAGTTTAAGAGCGACACGATCATTCTGGACACCTTCTTACTGGCTGAAAAAATGGAGGGCGTGGACTTCACCCTCGATTACAGCTATGTAAAGAGCACCGTGATCGTCAGCTCCTTTGACCCGGACGCTCCCCTGACCGGAACTATTGAGGCGACCTTTTACGAGGTTGACACCGACGCCGTGACCCATGAGGACATTATCGGCGGCGTGACCGCCGGCGGGCAGTATTCCGGTTTCGGCGCGATCCGGCTCCTCTACACGGAATGTTTCCAAGTGGCCAACCTGATCGCGGCTCCCGGCTGGAGCCATATCCCGGCAATATACAACGCCCTGATCAGCGCCGGCCGGAAAATTAACGGCCACTGGGATGCCTTCTCCCCTGCAGATATTCCACTGGTGGACAGCGGCGGCCAGAAGGTGGACACCATCGAGAAGGCCAAGGCGTGGCGGCGTGCCAACGGGTACCAGAGCGAGCGCACAAAGGTCTACTGGCCGCAGGGGATCGACAACAACGGCCGAATATTCCACCTGTCAACGCTGGCCATGGTGGAGCTCATGCGGGCCGATTTTTCCCACAAGTCCGTCCCCATGGAGACGTGCGGCAACACGCAGATCCCCATTATCCGGCAGTATTTTGGCGAGGGCAGCACAAACCGCGGCTTCGACGAGGAGTTGGCAAAGGATCTCACCAGCCAAGGGATCAGCACCGCCATCTCTCGCGGTGGCAAATGGGTATTGTGGGGAGACCACACCGCGGCATATACCTACGGCGACGAAATGGTGGATCCCCGCGCTATCTTCGATGTGAGCATGCGAATGCTCATGCATATTACAAACAGTTTCCAACGCGAGTGGGGCCCGACAATTGACGATCCCATGACCTTTCAGATCAAAGACCGGATCATAAACCGCGAGCAGGAGAAGCTCGACGCGCTGGTGACTATGGGCGCATTGCTCGGCAGCCCCCGGGTGCTGTTCCTTGAGACCGAGAACCCCAAAACCGACCTTATGAACGGTGATTTTCGGTGGGATATTCCCGTCACGCCGACACCGCCGCTCAAGTCCGCATCTGTCTATGTGGCCTACACCGACACCGGCTTCTCCGCTTACTACAACGACGAGGAGGTGGCATAAATGGCAGGGTGGATCGATCTGAAAGGCCCGGTTTTGGCCGATACCTTCTACCGGAACGGCAAGCTCGTCGGTCGGGAAGTGACCATCAAGCTGCCTGCCGTCACATTCCCCACCAACGACTACGACGCCCCCGGCGGCGTTATCACGCTGCCGATGCCCCGGGTGCAGGCCATGGAGGCGAGTATCGGCAAAAAGGGGCTGGATGCCGAGCTCGCGGCAATTTTGCCGTTAGAGTCTGCCAAGTATGAGGCGCGATGGGTGCAGAACGTGGTCGACGAGGAGGGTATCAGCAAGCCGGAGGGCTGCAAGGCTTTTCTCCGGTGCGTTCCGAAGGGAGCGCCGGGTATTGAATTGACGCCGGGCAACGTGTCCGAGAGCGAGATCGCGCTGGCTGTTGTCCGCTACGAGTTGTTCGTGGCCGGCAAGGAATACTGGTGCGTGGCTCCCCTCGTGCCTATCCTTCGCTTTAACGGCACGGACTACGCCAAGAGCATCCAAAGCCTGCTATAACCGTGGCACCGCCTCCATGTGGGGCGGTGCTCCTCTTTGAAAGGAGTATTACATGGACACCCTCAAGTTAAATAACCCGATCGAGATTAACGGCAAGACCATTTCCGAGCTCGCATATGACGCCAACGAGATCACGGTGCAGATGTTCGCACAGGCTGACGCCGTGAAAAGCCAATCCGGCGGCAAGGCCGGAATGAGCTCCAAGGTTGTGGCCGAGACTGATTACGGCTTTCAGACATACCTCGGCTTTATGGCAATTATCGCCGTAAACCCGGAGTATGACCTCAAGGATCTGGAGCGAATCAAGGGTTCAGACCTGATTCCTATTATGAGGATCGGAAGAAATTTTACTTTAGCGAAGCCGGGGGCAACCTCAAGCCCAAGCGACTCCGGCGAGCCGTTCGAGACTACGGGCGAGCCTATCATACCACCAACGGAGAGCTCTACCGAAAACGACTGATTGATTTTCTTATTGACTGGCGCGAGGCAGCGGAGGACGCAGAACAGGAACGCCAGCGCCGGGCCGCCCGGCCCATGCCTCCACGGGTTGTAATTCGAGGCGGCAGGAGGAGGTGAGACTTTGGCCAAAGGAAAGGTTTTGCAGGCAGTTGTCGACGTCGCGGGAAACATTGACCCCTCTCTGGGTAAAGTGGTCGAGGACGTCGTCGAAAAACTCGAAGGCATAAACCTAAAGGCCATCGCTGTCGGCGCAGCCGTCGGCACAATCGCAATAGTAACGGCAACCGCTGTAATGGATGCCGGTGCGTATCTGTTGGATCTCGGAGGACAATTTGACTCTGTGACCGACTCAATACGCATCGGCACCGGAGCAACCGGGGACGCACTCGATGACCTGCTGGAGGACTTCGACGCCGTCTACTCCAGTATTCCGACCACTATGGAGGACGGCGCGCAGGCCATAGCGGACTATAACACCCGCCTCGGTCTCACCGGCTCGGAACTGCAGGAGATTTCCAAGCAGGCCATACAGGTGAGCGACATGCTCGGCGACGACCTCGGCAGCGTGATCGAGGAGTCGTCCCAGGCGTTCCAGCAATGGAATATAGACGCCGTAGGCATGAGCGACGCCATGGACTATGTGTTCAAGGCGAGCCAGAGTACCGGAACCGGCTTTACCGATCTGCTGTCAAAGGTGCAGCAATTCGGCCCGCAGCTCCAAGATATGGGCTACTCCTTCGAGGAGGCCACGGCTCTCATAGGCCAGCTCGACAAGGCTGGTGTAAATGCCGACGAAGTGCTCGGAGCTATGAAAAAGTCCGTCGGTACTCTGGCCAAGGAAGGAATCGGCGCGGCCGACGGCCTTGCCATGTACGTCGAGCAGATCGAGCAGGCCGAAACGGCTGCCGAGGCCGCGGCCATCGCGTCGGAGGTATTCGGGGCCCGTGCCGGCTCCACCATGGCCGACGCTATCCGGGACGGTTCCCTCGCGGTGGGAGATCTCACCGCCGAACTAATGGCCAACCAGGAAACCATCGCCGGCGCGGCAGATGACACCTACGACTTCGCGGAGCGCCTGCAGGTAATGAAGCAGGGGCTTGAGGTCGCGCTCAAGCCGATGGCCAATACCATTTTCGACGGGATCAACGGCTTTATGCCGACGCTCACTAGCCTCATGGAGAAGATCGTCCCGATTATCGGGGACGCTGTAGAAGCGGCGACGCCGTTTGTCGAGGAGTTCCTCATGGGCGCGGCCGCCGCGCTGGAGGATCTCGCGCCATTGCTGGCAGACCTCGCCGCGAGCCTGTTGCCTATTCTGACCAAGCTGATATCGTCGCTTTTGCCCCCAATCCTCAAGCTGGCACAGGCGTTACTCCCGCCGCTTATGAAGATAGTCGAGGCCATCCTCCCACCGGTTGCGGAGCTCCTGACTTCGATCCTGCCTATGCTTTCGGAGATAGGCGCGGCAATCCTCCCGGTGCTGGCCGAGGTACTCGCCGCCCTGCTGCCGGTTATAACGCCGGTACTGGACGTGGCGCTCGCGCTGCTCAATCAGGCCATCATACCAATCCTGCCCCTGTTCGGGCAGTTAATCGAGGCGATCCTGCCTGCTATTATGCAACTGATCAACTCGTTAATTCCTGTATTAACCCCGCTGCTGGACGTGGCGATGCAACTCCTGACCGACGTTGTGCTCCCGCTGCTGCCGCCAATCATGCAGCTTGTGGAGGCGCTGCTGCCTTTATTCGCCCCCCTGATCAGTGCCTTTCTGCCGCTCCTGACCCCGCTCCTCGGCGCTCTCGGCCCGATCGCGGACGTTCTGGCCACTATTGTCGGCTGGATATCAAAGGTCGTCGGATGGGTAGCCGACGGGCTCGGATGGGTGGTTGACCTGTTCACAGGCAACGCGACCGTGGAAATGGGCGACACTGCCGCGGCGGCATATGCGGCCGGCGGCTTTACTTCCGGCTTGTCAATCGCCGGCGAAGATCCATACTACCCGGTGGAGGCCGTGATCAGCTTTAATCCCACTTACAGGTCGCAGAACCTCGCGTACTGGGCTGAGGCCGGCCGTATGCTCGGCGCTGCCGACTACGACAGCGGCGACATTATCAACACCGGCAGCTCCACCACTGTTGTCTACGACCTCGGCGGCGTTTCATTCGCGCCGCAAGTTACCGTACAGGGCGGCGGTGGTGGCGGCAAGCAAATAGTAAATGACATTATGCAAGCTATAAAACAATGTGAGCCCGAGTTTTTCGACTATCTGGAGGAATTTCTCAGACACAGAAAGGCGGGAACGTATGCAGAAGGTGAAGGGCTATTTTGATTACACGGCCGCAGGCGGCGAGACCTTCGACTCTATCGCTTTCAAGGTCTACACCGAGGAGCGGATGGCCCACTATATCATGCAGGCCAACCCCGACCTGATCGACGTTGTCATTTTTGACGGCGGCGAAAAGCTGAGGATACCCATTCTTGAAAGCGTGGAGTCACCCGAGACACTGCCGCCATGGAGGCGGCCGAAGAATATGACCCAGTAAGGAGGCGCTGAAAATGGCCGTACAGGCCCGATGGTGTGGTATGCGGTGGGAAGTGTCCCCGGATATTATAAAGGCCCTGCACGGCCTCACAACCTCCTACAAACTCAAGAGCACAGGCGACGCTAAGGAGGGCACGAACAAGGTCAAGGGCTACGAGCTCCAGCCCCTCACGCTGGAGTATGACACGGCCATAGTAACCGGCGGCAACCCTCGCGGAGAGTTGGATGCGTGGATGCGGCTGGTGGGCCGTGTCGGCCCCTTTTATCTGGCCGGCCGGCGTTTTGGCCCCCGCCGCCTCCAGCTCGACAACGTCAACCTGAGCGCGGCCGAGCTTGACGGCTCCGGTAATATGACCTTTGCCACCATCGCCCTGAGCTTTACGGAGGACGCGGACGAGGGCGGCAAGGCCATTGACCGGATGCAGATTATATATAAAGGCGTGAATATTTACGACGACATCAGCGTCAATGAGTGTTTCCACGATATGCACGCCGCATCCCGCAGCGACGAGCTGCTGATCCGTTTCAACGATACCAACCATGTGTGGGACGGCTGGAGCCCCGGAAACGAGGACGACATCAAGGTCGTGGACGGAGCGGCCCAAACCGGCAAAATGTGGGTGGAGAGCGTCAAGCCGGAGAATGGCCTTATGGCCCTCCGCGCTTACTCCATCCCCCCGACCGCCAAGGACAAGAGCTCCAAGTCGTGGGAAAATGTGAAGCTGCTCCAGCTCGGGCAGGAGATCGCCGACCGGCATGGGCTGGCCTTCGAGTCCTACGACGTGACCGATCAGCTTTACGAATATGTCCGGCAGGACAACCTCCCGGACTTCCTTTTTTTAGAACAGCGGTGCGCCCTTGAGGGCGTGGCCTTCCTTGTGTTTGACGGCACGCTGGTTATGTACGGGGAGGCAGCCCTTGAGGGCAAGGCACCGGCCGGCACTATTGAGGTCACAGCAGACAGCAAATTTCAATACAACGACAACGCGGCGGCGGCCTACGGCAAGTGCGAGGTCGTCAACGGTAACATTACCGGCGTTTTTTCCGCAGCCTCCGGCAGCTCCAAGCTGTTGCATAAAGTCCTGCAAATACGGATGTCCTCTCAGGCTGAGGCGAACCGCTTCGCGGCCGGCCTGCTCCGGTACGAAAACAAAAACACCACCACCGGGGAGTTGCCGACAGGGATCCTCCGGGACTATGCAGCCGGTAGTGTCGTAAATATAAAAACGGCAGGGGCCGGCTCATGGGATGGGCCAGCCTTTATCTATCGTATACGCCACGACTATGTAACGGAAACAAGCAAGATCTTTTTCCGCAAGCCACTGGAGGGGTACTAATGGCAGAGATTGAAAAGGGAACCATCAGCGCAATAGAGCCGGCCCCGATAGACCGGAACGGCGACAGCACGATGGCCCGCGTTATTTCCTCCACCCGTGCCGGTGAGGTCTCCCGGCCTATCACGATCCCGTGGTGGCTCCGGGGCAAAATGGGGGATCTCCGGCAAGGAACGGAGGTCGTGTTTATCATCTTTGCAGACATGACCGGCTTTATTGTTGGCAGGGCCGATGGAGAATGGCCGGGCATTGTCCCGGGCGACGTTACGCTCACCGGCAAGGGTACCATGGAGGACATGATCACAGAGCCGGTGCCAAGCTATAACGCACATACACACGAAGGAATCCATGGGACAACCGACGGGCCGCAGTAAGGGGGTGATTGTTTGGGAGTCATGGCACGGTGGCGCACTATGCGGTGGGAAACCTCCCCCAACAAGATCGCGCCGCTTGAGAACCTCAGCATCTCCAAGACGCTCAAAAAGGAGACCAACGAGGACAGGGACGGCGGCAACCCTTCCAATGTGAAGGGCTACGAGCCGCAACCCCTGACATGCGAATACACGGCCGACAAGATCGTAGGCGGGGATCCTCTCCGGGAGTATGAGGCATGGAAAAGGCAGGTCGGAAAAAAGGGGCCGTTTTATTTGGGCGGCCGACGTCTCGGCCCTTTCCGGCTCCAGCTTCAAGAGGTGGGACTTTCCAGTGTGGAGCTTGACGCTTTCGGCGGTATGAGGCGGGCCACCATTTCCCTGTCCTTCATACAGGACGGCGGGGGCGGCTCCTCGTCCGGCAGCAGTTCCAACACATCGGGGATCAGCTCGGGCTCCGCGGTAACGTCGGCGCTGGGAGTGGGTCCATCACAATCGGCTATAAAACAGAAAGCTGGGAGGTAATGCCATGCTGGCAAGTGGAAACAGCGCGGCTGCTCAGTGTGTCCGCAACCTGTTATTGATCCGGCGCGGCGAGGTGCCTTATGCCCGGATGAAGGGGCTGGACGCCGACCTGATAGACAGGCCGAGCGTAAACACGGCCCCGATAGTGGAGGCCGATGCCGAGTGGCTGGTGGAGAATTACGAGCCCCGCGTCTCGCTGGACTCCATTGAGATTACCGCAGAACTCGCGGAGGATGGACAGTTTGCTGTTAAAGTGAATACCGTCCCGGGTGAGTAAGGGAGGCAGATATGAGCAATGAAATAAACTTTTTTACCATTGACGCGGGGGAAATTTACGATCTGATTATATTGGCACTGGAGCAAAAGGTGGGTGAGCCGCTCTACCCGGGGGACGAGCGTCGGCTGTTTGGTGAGGCCGACGCGGCCGTGTGGGCGGCTTTGTATAACGCGCTCAACGACTCGGCCCGCCAGTCGCTACGCCGCTACGCCCGTGGGACTGCCCTCGACGCGATAGGAGAGAGGACAGACACGGTGCGGCTCTCTCCTACGGCGGCTAATACAAAGCTCCGCTTTGCCGTCGCGCAGGCGCTCGGCCAAAATGTCATTATACCGACCAGAACTCGGGCAACGGCAGACTCGACCTATTATTTTGCAACCACGGAGCCGGCCGTGCTTTATGCCGGCGCTCTCTATGTGGATGTGCCGGCCGAGGCAACCGAGGGCGGGACGGCGTGCAACGGCTACAAAGTCGGCACCGTTCGCACGCTGGTTGACCTTATCCCCTACATAACCAGCGTGCAGAATACCACCGAGACCAGCGGAGGAGACGACGGCGAGCCCTACACGGAGGAGGGTGACAACAGGTATAGGGATCGGATCGGATTAGCGCCGGCGAGTTTTTCCACGGCCGGCCCGGAGGCAGCCTACCGCTACTATGCCATGTCGGCCGACCCGGGAATCGTTGACGCCAAACCTGTCTCCGATCAGGAGGGCGGCACCATCAACCTTGTAGTACTTATGTCCAACGGCGGCGGGCCTAATGAGGATGTGGCCGCCAAGGTACTCAAAGCATGTAACGCGAGCAAAGTCCGACCGCTTAATGACAGGGTGACGGTGGACTCCCCCAGTTTTGCGGACTACGACATAGAGATCAAATACTATGTTACCACAGAGACCCGCGCCGCCGCCGTGCAAGCCATTGAGGGCGAGGACGGGGCGCTCGCTCGCTATGTGGAGTGGCAGGGCGGCGTACTCGGCCGGGACATCAACCCCGACAAGCTCCGGGCCCTCGTTCTTTGCCCCAACTGGGAGGACGGCCTGACCGGGGCTCTCCGTGTGGATATCGTTTCCCCCCATTATATGGAGCTTGGCGAACGGGAGGTCGCCCGGTTTTCCGGCGTGGCCACCGTCACGCATGAAGTAGTGAAGGAGTGACGCAGCCGTGAAGCTATCGGAACATGAACATCGCCGGCTGCTTCCCCTCTTTATGCGGAAGGACGGAACCGCCGAGGGCCTCGCGGCTGGAATTAGCGAGGTCGTCCGCAAGATAGATTGCGAGCGCCCGATCCTCCGCAAGTGGGATCAAATAGACAGCATGACACACGAGCAGCTCGACGAAATGGCGTGGGAGCTAAACGTGCTTTGGTACGACACTGCGGCGTCGCTGGAGACCAAGCGCCGGCTCATAAAGAACTCCGACAAGGTTTATGCCCGGCTCGGGACGAAATGGGCAGTCGAGGAGGTTGTGGCATCGTACCTCGGAGATGCGACTGTCCTTGAATGGTGGGAGTATGAGGGCGGCCGTCCCCATTATTTTAAAGTCGAGTCGGAAAACCCTCAGATCACAACAGACCTTGAGGAGTTGTTCCTCCGGGCGCTGGATATTGTGAAGCGCAAGAGCCAGTGGCTGGAGGCAATCGTTATCCGGCTCTCTACCCTCGGTGGATCATATGTGGGCTTCACGGTCAACAATGCGGAAATATCCAGGCATGTGATCGGCAGCGACAAATTCCGGCTTTATGCCGCCGTGACGGAACACAGGGCCAGTACCGATACCGTGACTATTACCCGGCAGGCCAGCGGCATCGAGTCCATCACGCTCGGGATCCACGGCAAGCATGCAATCCATGACGCCAGTATAGAAGGATATACAATGAAAGGCGGTAATCCATAATGAGCGCATTTGTAGCACATGACCTGACGATTAACGGGCTGAGGATGATCGCGGACGCCGCATCCGGCAAGCTGATCGAGTACACCCGGATCGCCCTCGGCGACGGATATATGCACCAAGCGCAGACGCCCCAAACCATGACCGGGCTCGTCAATGAGGTACTAACCCTCCAGCCCTCCAAAATCAAATCCAACGGCGACGGCACCGTGACAGTGAGCGCCTATTTTACTAACACGGCGCTGCTGGTCGGTTTTTTCTACCGGGAAATCGGTCTATTTGCCAAGCACCCGGACACCGGCGAGGAACAGCTCTATTGCTATGGCAACGCGGCCGACTTCGCCGAGTGGATTCCGCCGTCCGGATCCTCCACCACCGTCGAGAAAATCGTGGACATTGTAACCGTAATCGGGACGGCCGTTGCGGTTACGGCGAATATAAACATGGCGCTCGGCGCCACCCTCCGTGACATTGACGACCACAACGGGGATCCGGACTCTCACCCGTACCTACTTGAAGCCTTGGCAAATAAGGTGAATAAAACACCGCCTCAGGAATATGCCATACAATTTAGCAATGGATTTAATGATGCCGCCGCTTCAAAATATTGGCGTACGCAAGAATCTGTAGTACATGTGAAAATTAAAGCCAAATCTAGTGCCACATATGGCAGTGGTGCCATTATTGCAACTCTACCCGTTGGGTTTCGTCCTAGGCGGCAAGAATCAGATATTGGCAAATACGATATGGCGGGAACGGGCAATAATATAGCGCAAATAAACTTTGAAACGAATGGCGATATTCGTATGTATCCAACTGATACAGGCATTTCTTCAGTCGCAATTGTTATAAATACTGCATTTCTAGCTACGCAATAGCTTTCTTATTGTGTACTTATACGAATATTATAGGGAACCACAAATCTATATAGATAATCTGTCCGGGACTGTAAGATGCTAACTCTTCCGATGTATTGTAGGTGGTTATCCTTACTATTCCTGATGCC